GCATGTACCGACCCAAACCCTTCCCGACCACGGTCAAGTTATCGGTAATGCCAGTTCCGTGCTCATGAAACTGCCATTGGAGTTGAAGCAGCAGCGCGACGAGCATTACCGGACGCAGCGCAACCGCGCGACCGCCGCCGTCGGCATGCCGGACCCCTCACCGGAAGGTGTGAGTCACCCGGACATGCCCATCGTGGAGGACGTGAACAAGGTGCGCGCTGTGCACCGGCAGGCGAAAGCCCGCCGGGCCTCGGTCAGGCTTGCCGAGTGATGCTCACTCCGTAACCCAACCAAGGACTTTTCACCATGGCCAATGTCAATTCCCCCGCCGGTCTGCTGCCGCTTCGGCACGCGAACGGCGGCACCATGCGGAGCAACCGCTACTACATCGCCGGGGCGCTCCAGCAAGCAGATCACGGTCGCGTCGGCGGGCTCCACCACGCTCCTGATCGGAGTGTTCAAGGGCTGCTTCTACGTCGATGCCGGCAACAGCACGCAGTTCCGGCCCTACTGGGGCTCGGGGCAGACGATTGCCACCGGCTCGATCGTCGAGGCGGAGGTGTTCGACGATCCGAACATGCTGTACGTCATCCAGGTGTCGGGCGCCGCCGGTTTGGTGGCCGCGAACGTCGGCTTGCTGGCGAACCTGGTGATCGGCACCGGCTCGACCATCACCGGCAACTCGGCCGACCAGCTGGACCAGACCACGATCGGTTCGGGCGCGCAGCTGCGCATCGAGGAACTGTTGCAGCAGAACTCGCCGCAGCAGACCGGCTCCCTCAACGCCTACGGGCAGTACGCCAAAGCGGTCGTGCGCTTCGCGATCGGCCAGTTCATCCCGACCAGCCTGGTGCCGGCGTAAGCCTGGCATCCGGTAGGAGACAGCAGATATGACGATTTTACGAAGTGACCAACGCAAGCAACTCCAGCAGGGGTTGAATGCGGTCGTGGGCCTCAACTACAACGAGTGGCCCCAACTGTGGAAGGACATCTTCACCGAGGAAGGCTCTGAGAAGGCGTACGAGGAGGACGTCCTGATGTCCACCCTCGGCGCGGCCCAGGACAAGGCCGAAGGCGCTGCGATCGAGTACGACGACATGTACGAAACGTATGTGTCGCGCTACCAGCACAGCACCATCGTCAAGGCGGTGGCGATCACCGAGGAAGCGGTCGAGGACAACCTTTACCTCTCCATGGGGGCGAAGATCGCCGCCGCGATGACCCGTTCGATGATGTACACCAAGGAAGTGCGGCGCGCGGACATCCTGAACTACGCGACCGCGAGCACCAACGTCGGCGGCGACGGCGTGCCGCTCCTCTCCACGGCGCATCCGCTCGCCAACGGCGGCCTGCTCTCGAACACGCTCGCCACCAACGCGCAGCTGTCCGAGGCGTCGATCGAGCAGTTGTCGATCCAGATCGGCGACTGGACGGACGAACGGGGCATCCCGATTCGCACCATGGTCAAGAAGATGATTATCCCGACGGCCCTGCAGTACGTCGCGGCGCGCATCCTCATGACCCCGTACCAGCCCGACACCGGCGACAACAACATCAATGCCCTGTTCAAGCTCGGCACCATCCGCGACGGTTTCAGCGTCAATCGCTACATCAGCGATCCGACCTCCTGGTTCCTCATCACGGACATACCGGACGGCCTCAAGGCGTTCCGGCGCCGCGCGCTGAAGAAGGGCCTCGAGGGCGACTTCGAGACGGGGAACCTTCGTTATAAACTTAGCGAAAGGTACTCACAAGGCTGGACCAACCCGCGTGGTGTAGCGGGAAGCGGATTCTAAAAAAGTCCGCGATATTGGTAAATAGCATGCAAAACGGCAGTACGGAAAGATACAGTCAGGTTTCACAAGGAGACCTGATATGCCATTCCGTACTGCTGTTTGCTCTGTCGAGGGTTGCGATGGGATTCATTACGGGCTCGGCTTTTGCCGGCTCCATTACAAGCGCCACAAGGCTGGGATTGCTCACACTCCTTGCGTGGTGTGTGGTGCTCCTACTGCGAAGGCGGGCGCGAAATACTGCGGCTCGGCGTGCCGCATGCGCTGGCACCGCCAGCATGGTTGCTACACGCCTGAGCGAGTTCTGGCGTCGCGGGGCGCGTGCTCTCTTGAAGGCTGCGGCCAGCCGGTTCACGCAAACGGTTTATGCCGCGCTCATTCGATTCGCCAGTGGCGCCACGGCGATACGAGCGTCAACAAGAAAAGGCCGTTTGGAAGCGCGACGTGCGCTCAGTGTTTTGCGCCTCGTATTCGCGGCGATGGATCGGCTCGCGACCTGTGCGTCCGCTGCTACCAGAACGTCTATTACCACGAGAATCTTCACGCCGAACGCGCGCGCCGCAACTCGCGCCGCCGCAACTCGCGCCGCCGCTACCTCGTCGAGCGCACTCCCGCCTGGGCTGACCGCGAAGCGATCCGCCGCATCTACGTCATGTGCCCGAAAGGGTACGAGGTCGACCACATCATCCCGATTCGAGGCCGCCGCGTCAGCGGCCTGCATGTTGAAAGCAACCTGCAATATCTGACCAACACGGAGAACAAGCGCAAGCTGAACTCGTTCGACAGTAGATAGGATGCTCCCGGCATGGTGTCGGGAGTGCTCAACCAGGAGCTTCCGATGACCAGTCTCGCTCGACACAACGTATCCCGCGCCGGCTCGCTTTTCACGGGCTCGGCCGTCAATGCCAACTACCAGGGCGGCAAGGCCGGTGTTCAGTTCACGCCGCTGTACCGCTGGCGCCCCACCGGCACGCAGCCGCTGGTATTCACCGGCGCGCTCGCCGCGGGCGCAGGCTCGGCCACGCTCGCGAGTTTCGGGCCGCCGACCGGCTTCTACTCCGTCACGCTCTCGACCGGCCAGGTCGTCGAGGCGTTTCTCACGCAGAGTGCCACCACCTGCACGTTCTTCAATCCGCTGCCGCTGGTCGGTCCGCCGGTGGCCGCCACCCTGATCGCGGCCGCCACGGCGAATGCCGTCATCACCGGCATGCCGCCGGTCGTCGGCACCTCGACGCAGGTGGCCGCCTCGCAGTCGGTCGGCGCCGCCGCTTCCGCGGTGCTGAACGGCACCTACCTCAACAACGTGCCGGGCTCGAGCGCCCAGACCATCGGCGGGGTGGCCTTCACCGGCGTCATCGTCCCCGATGTGCCGCGCAATGTGGTCGCGGCGTGGACCACGGCCAGCATCATCAAAGTCTCAGGCTTCGATATGTACGGCCAGGCAATGACCGAATCCAGCGCGTCGGGCACGAGCTTCACCGGCAAGAAGGCGTTCGCCATCATCACCGGCATCACCTCGACCGCGTCGATCACGGCCTTCACCGCCGGCTTCGGCAATGTCCTCGGCCTGCCGTTCACGACCCAGTCGGGCGACATCTTTGCGACCGCGTTTAACGATGCCGCAGATGCCGGAACGTTTGTGCAGCGCGATTACACCGTCCCGGCCACGACCTCGACCGGCGATACGCGCGGCACCTACACGCCCGCCGGGACCTTGAACGGGGCGAAGTTCGTGTCCGCGCTCATCAAGGTGGTGGACCCCACGGCCCAGGTGGGCTCGTTCGGTCAGCCGCCGGCATAACCCATGAAAAGCCCCGTCTCGGTCACCCAGGCGGCCGCAGGAGCTTCGGCCTGGATTCCCTTGGACTGGCAGCAGCGCCCCTTCAACGTGGCGCTGCTCGCCTCTCTGAGCTTCGACGGCAATCTCACCTACAAGGTCGAGTACACGCCCGACAACCCGCAGAAAGTCACGCCGTGTTACATCACGCGCTCGGGCACGACCGCGACCATGACGCTGGCGGCTAACCACGGCCTGAATGTCGGCGACTCTGTGACCGTCATCAATTCAGGGGATCCGAACCTGAACGGCACCTTCCCGGTGGCCTCGGTGCCGAGCGCCGGCGCAGTCCTCATGCGGGTGTTCCCGCACGACTACATGGTGGGCCTCACGGCCAAGGCGGACGGCAACTTCGCCTTCCCCATCATGGCGTGCCGCGTGAACGTCACGGCGTACACCGCCGGGTCTGTGACGCTCGAGATCATCCAAGGCCACGCACGTGGCTAACCCGGGGATTTCCCCGAACCCGGGCATCTCCTTGCCCACTGGCATCAGCGGCGGTTTGGGGATTTCGGCAGGGGCGGGCATTTCCGGACAGGTGCCGGTGCCGCCGGGTGGCGGGTCCTTCCTCACCGACGATCCGGGCCTGTTCGACCTGACCGACGATGCCGGCGCCTTTGAACTTACGAGCAGTTGACCCATGGCCAATAAACCGTTCAACACCTTTGTGGCCGGAGTGCCGAGCGCCGGAGCCCTGACCGGAACGGAGTTGATCCCG